TTCGAAGTCAACCTCAACTTGCAGTACCTGCTCAACGACATCATGGACTGCCGCGAGCGTATTCGTGGCGCGTTCTATGCTGATTTGTTCCTGATGTTGGCCAACGCAACCGATACGCGCATGACCGCAACTGAAGTGGCCGAGCGTCACGAAGAGAAGTTGCTCATGCTTGGCCCGGTGCTCGAGCGCCTGCACAACGAACTGCTGTCTCCGCTGATCGACATGACCTTCACTCGCATGGTCGAGGCTGGCGTGCTCTTGCCGCCACCGCCTGAACTGCAAGGCATGGAACTGTCGGTCGAGTTCGTATCGATGCTGGCCCAGGCACAGCGTGCGATCGGCACCAACAGCGTTGACCGATTCGTCGGCAACCTGGGTGTGGTCGCAGGCATGAAGCCCGAGGTGCTCGACAAGTTCAACGGCGACGCATGGGTCGATGCCTATGCCGACATGCTGGGCGTTGATCCCAACATGCTTGTGGCCGGTGACCAGGTCGCAGTAATCCGTGATGCACGCAACCAGGCATTGGCCGCGCAGGCGCAGATGGACTCGATGAAGCAACAGGCAGAAACCGCAAGGGATCTGGCGGCGGCAAAGACGGTCGAGCCGAGTGCTCTGACCAATGTGATCGACATGTATTCCGGCTACAACACACCCTGAAAGGACTGACAAATGGCACTGATCAACATGCAACGCGCACCCGAGCGCGAAGAGATGCCCGGCGAAATTGAGTACGACGAGCCGCGCTACCCGTACGGCTTATGCATCAGCCTGGGCAAAGACGAACTCGAGAAACTGGGCATCACCGCTTTGCCGAAGGTTGGCACTGAGATGATGATCATGGCCAAGGCCTATGTGAAGATGACTCGTGCGTACGAGACTCAAGGCGAAGGCGAAGACATGGGCATTGAGTTGCAGATCACTGACCTGGAGATCCAGGGCAACCAGCAACAACGCAACGCCGAAGCATCGACCATGCTCTACGGCTCTGGCGAGTAATCATGCCAGCCAAGACTGAGAAGCAGGCTCGCTTCATGCGGGCCGTTGCCAACAACCCCGAGTTTGCAAAGAAGGCCGGGGTGCCTCAGTCTGTTGGCCGCGAGTTCTCGCAGATGGCCGAGAAAATGTACCCGGCCAAAGACAAAGAGAAGAAGAAGGGTTGACCATGCCAGGACCAGGACTTTGGGCCAACATCCACGCCAAGCGTGAGCGGATCAAGAACGGGTCTGGCGAGCGCATGCGCAAGCCTGGCGAGAAGGGCGCACCGACACGCAAGGACTTTCGCGAGTCAGCCGCTGAGAAACTCTACGGCAAAGACAAGGACAAGAAATGACAGCACGCCAAAAGTACCAGGGCGCTCCCTGGCTGTATGACGAAACGACCGGCGACATCGTCGGCGTCAAAGATCCTGACGGGTCTGAGTTCTACTTCCAGCGTGCCCCGTACATTGGCTTGTTCTACGACACCACCGACCAGACTGATGGCGCTGGCGCCACGGCCATGTTATTCAATAACGCGCCCATCGAGCGCGGCATCCGCATCGTCGACGGCAACAAGATCTATGTCGACCGCGCAGGGATCTACAACTGGCAGATCAGCGTGCAGTTGGCCAACACCGACAGCCAGGCGCACTCGTTTGACATCTGGGGCCGCAAGAACGGCGTCGACATCCCTGACAGCAACACCTCGTACACCGTGCCGTCAAGCCATGGCGGCGCATCTGGCCGCGTCGTGCCAGCACTCAACTTCTGGATGGAGTTGGCCGCTGGTGACTATGTGCAGGTCATGTGGTACACGGACAATGCCCAGGTCCGAATCGAATACACCGGGGCGCAGGTGTCACCGGCACGGCCTGCAACCCCATCAATCATCCTCACCGTCAATGAAGTTGCGGCATGACGGTACCCGTATCCAGATGTGCCGTGGATAGATTGACGACATGAGCAAAGAATTTGACCCGATCGATCTCAAAGGGCAAGAACGCGCCAAAGCCGAAAGGGAAGTGCGCGAGAAACTGGCCAAAGAGAACGAAGAGGCTGACCTCAAGTGGCTCATGGGTAGCAAGAGGGGGCGCCGTGTAGTGTGGCGTCTTCTGGATCAGTCGGGCGTGTTCCGTCTGTCGTTCAATACCAACTCGATGCAAATGGCATTCGCAGAAGGTAACAGGAACTTCGGCAATCGCATGCTCGCGATGATTCACTCTCTATGCCCAGAGTTATATCCACAAATGGTAAAGGAGCAATCCAATGACAGAATCGCTGATGACGGATCAAGCCGCAACGACCACTGAAGGCACGCCCGCATCGCAAGACGCCTCGAGCACGCAACCGACGGGTGGCGAGCAACAGGCATCACAGCAACAGGCTGACAGCACGCAGAACCAGCAGGCTGGCCAAGATGGTCAGAAGACTGGCAATGCCGAAGGCGACCAGGCCGGTGATCCTGCAAAGCAGGGTGCGCCGGAAGCGTACGAATTCAAAGCCCCCGAGGGCCAACAATTCGACCCCGAGGTGATGAACTCATTCTCGGAAATCGCCAAGGAATTGAATCTGCCGCAAGACGCCGCGCAGAAGATGGTTGACAAAGTCGCGCCAAAGATCTTGGAGCGTCAGATGCAAGCATTGGAAACTGTGCGCAATGAGTGGGCCGAGTCCGCTCGCACTGACAAGGAGTTCGGGGGTGAAAAACTCAACGACAACCTGGTCACTGCGAAGAAGGCGCTTGACACATTCGGCACGCCAGAATTGCGCAAGTTGTTGAACGAGTCTGGCCTGGGCAATCACCCGGAGATGATCCGATTGATGTACAGGGCAGGCAAAGCAATCAGTGAGGACCGCTTTATCGGTGGCACTCGCGGCGGTCAGAAGGCTGGCCCCAAAGGTTTCAACGATCTCGCATCCGCGCTTTATTCAAATCAGCAAACTTAATAGGAGTCCAACATGGCTACTTTGTCGAACAACTCTCTCACCCTCGCCGATTGGGCGAAACGCGTCGACCCGGACGGTCGAGTTCCCATCGTTGCAGAACTGCTTTCGCAGAGCAACGAAATCCTGGAGGACTGCGTGTTCAAGGAAGGCAACCTGCCTACCGGCGAGCGCGTCGTAATCCGTACTGGTCTGCCCACTGTCTACTGGCGTGCGCTGAACCAAGGTATCCCGTCGAGCAAATCGACCACTGCACAAGTGGACGAGGCTTGCGGCATCCTTGAAGCCCGCTCTGAAGTGGACAAAGACTTGGCCATGCTGAACGGCAACACCGCTCAGTTCCGCCTGTCTGAAGACACCGCCTTCCTCGAGGCGATGAACCAGACCCAGGCTACGACCATGTTCTATGGCAACCCTGGTGTCGATCCCAAGCAGTTCCTCGGCCTTGCCGCTCGCTACAGCGACAGCACTGCCGCCAACGGCCAGAACATTCTGAAGGCTGGTGGCTCTGGCTCTGACAACACCTCGATCTACCTCGTGGTGTGGGGTGACAACACTGTGTACTGCCCGTTCCCGAAGGGTTCCAAGGCCGGTCTGATTCATGAAGACCTCGGCGAGCAAACCGTCTACAACAGCGACGGCACTCGCATGCAAGCCCTGGCTACTCGTTACCAGTGGAAGAATGGTCTGGTCGTGAAAGACTGGCGCTATGTCGTGCGCATCGCCAACATCGATGTGTCCGACCTGATCGCTCAGACTGGCACCCAGGCTCCTGCCGCCGCAACTGCGATCATCAAACTGATGGCTCGTGCTCTGTACCGCATCCCCAACATGTCGATGGGTCGTGCCGCGTTCTACATGAACCGCACTGTCCACTCTGGCCTGTCGATCGCGGCGCTGGACAAGAGCCAGTATGTGCTGAAGATTAATGAAGGTTTGAGCCAGTTCGGTATGCCTTACTCTTGGCTGTCCTTCCTGGGCGTTCCGCTCCGTCGCGTTGATGCTCTGCTCAACACCGAAGCGGCCATTTCTTAATTGGTCAACTTAACCCTGAAAGGATCAAACCATGATTACCGATAAATTGCTCCGCGTCTCTACTGACCAAGCCGTGACCACGACTGCTGTGTCGACTGATACTGTCGACCTGTCTGTCGCTCGCGACATGGGTGAAGGTGGCGACCTCTACA